CTCCATAACGCAGTCTTCAAGCGTATCGTATTTTCTACCCAAAGATTTATCAACTTCAAGAGCTAAACCAAGGCTAGCCGAGTCAAAATATGGAAACAAAACAGTCTTATCTTCTAAGTCTTTTCTTAATCCATGATTAGCTTCTGCTAGCCATTCATACCTTGCAAACTGACACATGCGCAATATATGTAGGCCGGAATTATCGTCTGTATCTTTTGGCTTATCCTCTATGACGGGCCAAATAGGAACTTCGCCATCACCGATTTTATCCCTGTCGTGAAGAGCCTCCATAACGGCAATACCGCCGCCCTGAGCATCCATAGCTACTTCATCACAAGGAAAGACTTTCATTAGCTGTCTTATCTTTTTTGCACAATAAGAGTAAAAGTCGTCTTCGTCTACTATCTTGGACTTGAGAAGCTCTTTGTGCGATTTTCTAGTAGTGGTCCAACAGTGAACAACTCTTCTGTGATCACTATTTACTTCCATAACAACTATACTAAAGTTATCAACCTCAGAAGCTGGATCGACACCAAAAACATATCTTTTATTCTGTTCTCCTTTGAGCGAGGCTTCAAAGCAAATATCTCCAGACGGTAAAGATGCCGGATTTGTTGGAGACACGGTGCAGTTTTCTATTAGGCTTCTTTTGAAGAACCCTTGGCTATCTGTAGTAAAAACAGCACCATATTCCATCTGATAAATTCCAGAGTGAACAGTTGCCTTAGCCCGTCCTATTTGACCAGAATCCATGAATCCTTCTGGTAATTTGTCTACTGGTATTCTAGTGACGGAATAGTTTCTATGATTAAATCCGGGTGGAACACTTCCACCAAACACTTCTTCTAGCTTTGCTATGTTTCCACCACTAGAAACTATTTTATGATATCTCTTAAAGTATTCCGCAAAATGATTAAAATCATAATATGCTGTCCCAGAAAGAATGATTTGGTTTGACATATCTACTGGGTTATCATTTTCTTTTTCATCAGAAATCGGTATACCAAGCTCTTTAGCTTTCTTTTCCTTGGCTGCCTGCTTAACTTTTTCAATCGGGGATGAGGCAACCGCAGCGAAACCAGCAACAACATTCTCAAAAATGTCACGAGGAATAGACGCGAATTCGTCGGCAATAATATCGTTAGCTCTTTGACCTCTAATTTTGCTACCGTCGCCCAGAGGTAGGCATGTAATAGTGCTTTGACCTATATGCATAACACATCTATCAACATCTCGTCTTGGCCCGCTATTGTTAGAGCACAAATCTCTCAATATTGGGGCATTTTTCCAGATTGTATCCATATACTCAAACAAAACCTTAGACTGCCTAAAAGCGGCACCAACTATTATTATCTTTCTTCTTGGCATAAACAAGGCGCGTAACAGGGGGTATACAGAAAGGATAAATGATTTACCCATACCGCGACTACCGACAAGCATTGGAAACTTTCTATTCCACATTTCATTCAAAAGCAGTCCCTGAAACGGGGAAAGTTCTATGTTCATTATATACTTACAGGCAAACGAAAAATATTCTGGTCGCATCATTAGCCATGACAGTCTTTTTATCAAAGCTTCATTATCTGAGTCCTGCATTACAAAATCCATAGGATTGAATAATGAAGATTCGTCTACATCTATCCCTAGCCAAGCATCTTCTAATTGTTTTACGTATTGTTGAGATTTATCCATTATATATTCCGTCCACAAAGCCATAGTATATAGCCTCTTCGCAGTCCATATACCAATCTCCGTTATGTAGTTTCCTTTTTATATATGATTTTGTTTTTGATAATGAGTATTCTGAACTCTTAAAGAACTCGCCAGTAGAATGACATCTGTCTGCATAAATTGATAGCATGGTTTCGCAATTCCTTTTGTCTACCGCTGCATAATTTTGTGAGCTTAAATAGTCACCAGACAAATCAGTACTTCCAAAATGACACATAAATATAGAGTTTTCAGTCATCAGCCTTTTTGCTGCCGACTGTATAATCACAGTACCCATAGAGCACAACTGGCCATAGCCAACAAAAACCGTTTTACACTTACAGTTCTTGATCGCGTCATATATACCCATCCCGGCATACCAGCAACCTCCAACCGTTTGCATGTGGATAGTAATTGGATCTTTGCTCTGTAGTTTTAGAAAATTTATATTCTTGATAAAGTTTTGAAACATCCTATGGTCTACACCACCAGTCTCACCGGAGTCATCATATTCATTGATGTATATCTCTCTATTTTTTACATCAATTCCATAATTATGGATTTCCCCAATGGTATCTCTAGTGTTAGACATTATTCTTCCTTGTGAAAAAGTTCATTCAGTCTCTTAAATATGCTGTTACAGATCATAAATGCATTATGCTTATTATCACAAAACATAACATTTACATCGTAGCGTATTGATATTTCCATAAGTGCTTTAAGTAAATATCTTCCACTTATCTTAGTTTGTTCTACTACCTTAAACCTTTTAAAATCTGGCAGTTCGCACTCACCGGCCTGATAAGCTTCGTATACCGCTTTGTCATCTTCTGACAATAGACTCATAGGATAATTTAAAATATCGGAAGCGGAGAATTCGAGAAGAAGATATCTAAAATGAAAATCTCGCATCCTTTCTATCTCTCTATAGAAAGCGTCTTTCTTTTTTCCTAAATTCATAGCGATCTCGGACACAGAAGCCTTTCTCTCTATGCATACTACATCTTCAAAACCTTCCATAGTATAATCTCCGGTATGAAGAGTAGATACCTCCATACCAGAGCACTTATCGTAAGGAGAAAAAAACCATCCGTCTTGCTCTCTTGTATCCTTGATTACTTTATATTTAGGTATATTTTTTTTCATCTAGGGTACCTAAGATCACCGTCAACATATACAGGCTTGTAGTGCTGCCCTCTGAATGACGAACCGATAACGTCCACCTCGGAAGACGGGCATCCTTTTAGGGTCACTGTTTTACCAGAACTAATTTCTTGTTCGATTAGTCTCTTGCAAGCAGATATGAATTCTTCTACGCTACCATCTGACTCAAAATCAAAAACAGGCGAAACGATAGGAATCGGGACAGCTTCTTGTTTTTCATCCGCTGGTTTATTGGGATCTTCTGGTACATAATCTAATTCTGAATCGCCACCTTTAAAAACTCCATTTCCAAACATAGTTACCTCTTCTTTCTTAATAGTTCTGTAAAATATGAAACGTAATGCTGTTCTTTTCCAGTTACAGACTTATGGCAGTAATTACAAAGAGTTATCCCATTGTCTGTATCGTATCTTAGGCTGGCCGCAGATGACCACTTAATTATGTGGTGAACATTTAATCTGGCACTCTTCCCGCTCTTTTTACACATTTGACATGTAAACTTGTCTCTTTTTAAGACTTTAAGTCTAAACTCCTTGTATACAGGATCGTTGTAGTCTCGCCTTTTCGACATCGTAATCTACCATTCTTTCTGCTAATTTTTCAAAAGTTATGTTTCTTTTCCAGCCTAGCTGCTTTTCTGCTTTTTTAGGTATTCCTAAAAGATAATCCACCTCTGCTGGGCGATAAAATTTTGGATCTACAACAACATAATTACTCCAGCCATCAATACCAATCCTGCGAAATGCAACATCTAGAAACTCTCGGATACTATGCGTCTCGCCCGTGCCGATAACGTAGTCGTCTGGGTTTTCCTGCTGTAGCATGAGCCACATGGCGTTTACATAATCCTCCGCATGTCCCCAGTCTCTTTTTGCATCTAAATTGCCAAGCCTTAGCTTTGGAAATGAAATTTTTTCATCAGTGTCTTGGTCATAAATATAGAGTTCTTCGTCTGCAAAAACGATATCGTCGCCGCGCCAGTTTTCAAATTCCCCAATCCACTTGGTAATCTTTCTGGTTACAAACTTTTCTCCACGCCTTTCGCTTTCATGATTGAATAAAATGCCGCAACTAGCGTGTATTCCATAGCTTTCCCTATAATTTCTTACTAGATGATGTGCCGCTAGCTTTGCTATCGCGTAAGGACTCTGCGGCATAAATGGCGTATCTTCATCTTGATATTTGTGTAGATCGCACATTGAGTCAGAATACTTCTCGTCTGTCGTGATGGTACCAAGAACATTTTCAAGCGCCAATGTAGGAACCTTTTTCTCGGTATAGTTTTTACCAAACATTTCGCTACTACTTGCCTGATAAAACCTCATTTCACCCTTACGTTCAGAATATCTTATCGCTTCAAGAATGTTTAACACCCCAGAGTAAGTTATATCCGTGGTCAAATTTGGTTGATCAAAACTTGTTGCGACATGCGACTGAGCTGCTAGATTGTAGATCTCGTCTGCTTTATGTTGTGAGATGATACTGTTCACACTAAAGCTATCAGTTATATCACCCTCTACGAGAGTGATTTTTTGCAGGATATGATTAATATTTATTGTATTGGGCGTACTGGTTCTTCGAGTGATTCCAACTACCTCGTAACCCTTATCTAGAAGAGTCTCTGCCAGATAGCTTCCATCTTGTCCAGTTATCCCAAATATAATTGCCTTCATTTGTATTCCTCTGTATTGATTAATGTTTCTGGTGTCAAGAATGGCTGATCTACAGTATCGTCCTCATAAGTATGGTATTCAGAAAGTCGTTCTTTCTCTTTTTCCGCCGCCAGCCTCATTTTCTCCATTTCTATCCCGATGTTCTTTCTGAACTCAGGATCTGTTGCTATTTGCTTAACCAAAGATGCAAAAGTTTCTTTTGAGTCTTCAATCGCCTTGATTCTCTGCTCCCTTGTGCCTTTCAAGTCCTTCAGCATCGTCGCCTTGCGAGCCTGAAGATCTTTGTAGTCTTTACTCAAGGTTTCTTGCGAGGCTCTTAGAACAGCAACCTGACGCTCCAAATTCATTATTAGATCCACATCTCTCTGATCAGGATCTCTCGCCTTCTCGTTTCGCACAATTCTTTCATTAGCAGCGATCTCTGTTTGATTCTCTTGTTGTGACTTGAGTATGCGATTCATCAATATCTCAAGTTTGATCGTGTCAATGATTTGCATTTCTTCTGTATGAAACACGTCGTCCCTGAACTGACTCCACATTTTCTTGAAGTGGAACTCGAACATTTCAAGTTCTTCAGGAGTGAATTGGTTGTTTAATTCTCTGTAGTAAGGTTTCGACTTGAGTTCATTTGCTACAGCTGCTTCTTTTTTCTGAGATGCTGAAAATCCAACCTTCTTGGCAATCCAATCTCGAATTGACTCTGGATCTCTATCAAGCTGAACGGCTATTGCGTCTGGAGGAAGAACCTCGCAGTTCTGCTCGATAAACTGCATTTCCTCATTGGAAAACCTACCCTTTTTCATCAAAATCCTCCATTGTAAAATAATCGCCAATGATATTGTCTATGGTTTTGATTATTTTTTGTTTACGTGCCTTTGTAATTTTACCTTTATTACGAAGGCGTAGATAATCCCCCCTCATGGAGGCCGGAAGCTGTTCGTCAATAATTCTGAGGATCTCTTTTAAATTTACATTGGAAAACACACACTCGGTAGAGGCACTTTGTGTGGACCCGATATCAACAGCGTCTAAGATATGTTTTTTGACATCTTGAATTTTTTGAGCTTCGCCAGTCTCAACCCTGTAATAAACTTTACGCTTTAGATTTTTCAACCTATTGTTTATATGCACATAGAGAAAGTTTTCTAGTGGTTTAGAGCTGTCATAGCGCCCCATGCCCTCTACAGCAATGAGAAACGCCTCTTGTTCGATGTCGGCAGTCTCATACGATGTAAAAACATAACGATGAGATATTTTGCGCGCAATTTTAAAAACAATATCAACAAACTGTTGTTCAGTCACATTTTCCGGTAGTTCCAAGGTCTTCTTCCTTATTTTTTTGTATTTCCAATAAAGAAGCCACAGTCTTTTCCTCTTCGTGAGAATTTAATTCGCGCTCTATTTCTTTCTGTAACTCCGCTGTGGCTCTTGTCTCGATTCGAGACTCTATGTTCTGATTCATAATATAACCCTCCTCGCAGGTCTGCTCGATAACATGTAATATCCCTTTGTGTAAATTTATACACAAATTATAACAAATACCAAATAAATTAAGGCATGAAAGTGTTGACTTGTCTATAGTAGTACAGTGGATGTTTAGAATATAAAATCCCGCATAACGCTGTCACGTAAAAAATTTGTCCTGTTCGTGGCGCCCGGACGACGAAAGTCAGATGCGAAAATTTTATAGGATTGTTAGGAGTTGGACTTAGGTATTACCCGTGCCTAATACATTTTGGCAGACAAAAGGTTCTAGTAATAGAAAGCATTTAAAGAATTGTTAAATGTTGTGAGTTGATAGCTCTCACCCAAAAGCAAACAAGCAAGTGTCTGGTTGGTGGCTCACTAATAAACATCTCATATCCCATCACGGCAGGGCTTGCTTGGTAGGATAAAAGCTAGGGGTCTAAATATAGGAAATTACATGAATGAGTTAAATATACACGAAAGAAAGAAGTATTCCCAATTTGGCGAAGACGGAATCACCCTTAAATTGTGCGGCGATATCTTTGGCGAATCTAAAGACGGGTATTATGTTGAATTTGGCGTTCAGGACGGCTCCCAGTGCAACACTAGGATTCTGAGGGAATCTGGATGGGGCGGCCTGATGCTTGATTCGGGTTATGAGAATCTGCCGATCAATCTTAGAAAAGAATTCATTACAAAAGATAACATTGTGGATTTATTTAAAAAATATGAGGTTCCGAACCATATAAATTTTTTGTCAGTAGACATAGACGGAAACGATTTTTATGTTTTGCATAAAATATTAAAGCAATATACAGTTGATGTGCTTGTGTGCGAGTACAATGGCTTCATAGGCCCCGATACAGACGCTGTGATCGAATATGACGAGCATTTCAGGTGGGACACGACGGATTACTTTGGTGCTTCCCTGCTGGCGTTTACGAGGCTTGCTAACAAGTTCGGGCTAGATCTTGTTGGGGCGACCTGTATGGGGCTAAATGCCTACTTTGTTAAAAAAGAATTAACGGAGAAGCATTTGACCAAACTTAGCCACATAAATAATGTAACAGAAATATTTTATCCTTTTAACGGGGGGCGACCAAAGGACAAAAAAAATAGAAAGTATCTAACTTCAGAGGAGGCAATGAGAATTGATTAAATCACCTTGTACTGGTCATTGTGGCATAAGTAAAGATCATTTCTGTGGGGGCTGTGGGCGAACTAGGGGCGAAATTCAAAATTGGAGGAGTATGAGTGAAAAAGAAAAAGAAGAAGCCAGCGTTCGAGCAGCGAGTCGTAAGGGGCGATCCAATATGCACATGCGGGACTCATGTGGCGACAATGATTGATAAGAATAAATTTAAATGTGTTTGTTGTGCCAGAATCTATAACAAGGACGGCAGGACTCTTGGTGGGGGCGAAACTGGGGCGATCAGGGGCGAATCGGAGAGGTTTGGGTAAGACATTATAAATAATTTTGGTTGATTTCGTACAAACCACCCCGCGCTCCGCGCTGGGTCTACCCCCCTCTAGGGGTGAACAAAAAACTTCCGAAAAAATTCTGATTTTTGGCTAATTGCATTTGACACAATTAGCCGATAGTGTAAAATACCAACATGACGCGGCGATGACACGAAACAAAAATTGAAACGAAAAAAAAATCAAAAATTTTTCAAGATTTCATTTGACATTGCCGATGACTACTGTACAATTCAAGCACACAACACGTTTTTCACTTTTTGGAGTTTGCACAATGCAATACGATTTCGACACAATCGACGCTCTTTACGATGCGGTTTTCGGATGCGAATACAATCCAGTAGGATGCACCATTGATCCCGCTATTGTCCCAGCCAGTGGCACAATCGAAATCACTTCCGATGAAATGGAAATCGCTAAGATTGAGTGCGATATCGACGGACATTGCATCGACTTCGACTATTATCACGCCTAACCACCCCCCCATAATTACGGCAGGGGGGCGACCCCCTGCCTAACTTCTCTAAACACAACAACTTACGAAAACTACCATGAAAAGCAACATTCGACCATCACTACGAAACCGCGTTCTATCCCGCGACAATAACCGATGCCGTTGGTGCGGATTCGCCAACTCCACCCGTCAACTAGAAGCCGATCATATTGTCCCCGAAAGCAAGGGCGGCGAAACCACCCTAGACAATTTGCAATGCCTATGCTCTGCCTGCAACAAAATCAAAGGTACCGTCCAACTCGATCCAATGGCTATCCAACCCCCCACCAGCGGGTTCGGTGATTTCGATACAATCGAATCCCTACGTGATGAACTGGAAACCATTGTGGCAAGCGTTAAAATTGATATTCAATCCGACCTATTGTCGCTCGCTCAAAAATGGCGACAATCCGGCACTCGAAAACTAACAATCCGCAAGCGATTGAACAAACTAACCACCAGCGGTAAAGTTCAAGAGATTATCCAAATAATCTAAAATAATCTCAAAAATGTTAAGGCAGGGGCTTGACCCCTGCCGATACCCTAGAGTAGAATACTCACTCACACGTAACACTCTTCAAAGAATTAAACATGAGAATCGTAGATACAAATAAAACTGGCGACTACCTTCTGGTTCAACCAAAAAAATTTAACCCGTCTTTACGAATCACAACCAAAGCGGGATCAATCCTCTGCGAAGGCAAACGCGACTACGTTCTAGCAAAATGGAAAACTTTTAAGAATACCTGAGAAAGTGACCTAACGTGTCACCAACCTACCCTATACTACTGATATGACAAACAACAACACTAACGAAAGTAACATTATGAC